CAAGGGACTTTGTGATTAGCGCGTTCAGTGGACAGTTAAAGCTGAACATAGGAACACAGAACGGCGAGCTTTACACTTGGGACGATACTACACCCGAAGCATCAACAACCATAGCAGACTTTAAGGACGGTAACTCTACTTACGAGTCCTATATCACGACACGATCCTATACCTACGGGGAAACGTGGGGTGACAAGATCGGTTACTCTTCACAGTTTGACTTTGGAAATATCCACACTGACGCAGTGGCGGGGGAGATTAACTACTATAAGGATTTGTCATCGTCAGGGAGTGCGCTTGACGCAAGCCTTTCCTTGGCGGGAAACACCAACCTTATCCAGAAGGGTTACAATATGTTGCCTAAAGGGAGATTCAACCAGATGCAGTTTAAGGTGACAGCAGACGGCGGAAGACTTTCGTTACACTCAATCCAAACCAGTGCGTTTGGTCAACCTATTGATCCGCAGAAATGACATCACTGAATTTAATGACACTGGCAATCGGACAACTTTTCCATAAGCACCTAGACCACTGTAAAGAGTGGAGACCTGCCACTTTATTGAGGTGGGTGGAATGGTTCGTCGTCAAAAAGAGGTACTGGACAGTAGTCCGAGACGGAGAGATCGCTGGGGCAGCTTTAATACGGTTCGTTGACAATCCTGAAGACTGCAAATCAAATTACATAGACACTGGTGGCAGGATTTGCTTTGTGGATGCTGCTGTAGCGCAGGGAGACGGAGTGTTGAAGGAGCTTTATACGAAGATGTTTAATGATATGGGTCACAGGGCCGACTCAATGGCTTGGGTACGGCCAAAGCATAACGACAGAATAGTTTGTGTTCCAATGGAGCAAGCAAAGAGAAGATTAATAAAGGAATAGTATTATGGGCAAATCATCACCACCTCCCGCACCAACCCCTCCCTCACCAGCAGAGATTTCAGAGGCTAATGTGGATACGGCATTCGCCACCGCACAACTGCAACGTGCGATGCAGTTTGGTGACGAAGTAATGAAGGACGGGTATGTCCGTGAGAAACTTGGCATACCTCAAGGAGCGGAGCGAGTTTATGAAACGCAGATAGTTAAACAGGATGCGCCAGAAACGATTGGGTTCCCTACGAGGTACGGAACTGAAGTTTACTATAAAGTGAACGAAGACGGAAAGCTGGAATGGGCTGATGGAGTAAAGGTAGGTATAAATCCGGAGCATTTTAAGAACAGGTATGAAGATGGCCCCCTTGGAGAGCACATAGGTAAGAGTTATTACGACTTCATTCAGGAAAACCCCAAGGCTATGAGGGTTGATGGGACTTTCTCAACTGACTCTTCCCGTGAAGGTTGGGTAACTGATGGGACAAGGGTAATTAACACCCCTGTTAAAACCCTTTCCGGTTACAAAAACTCTGACGGAACGATTACCGAAGCGAACCAGTATTTCAAGGTTGACGAGGACGGAAATCGCACTCCAGTGAGCAGGGGTGAGGCAGTACAGGCTGACTTCACTGGAATGAGTGACACTGATCTTGCTCGGAAACAGTGGGAGTTTGAGCAGGAAACTTCACCGGAGAGAACAGAGTTCTTCCTAGATCAACTTGAGCAATATGGGCCGGAGGCAGCAGAACTTGGCAGGAAGGTTCTGGAAGCAACTGACCCAACTGGGTTTGCTGCAAGAGAGTTGCTTGGAAACCTAGCCCAAGCATATCAACCAGCAGATGTGCCTGATGCTCCCACGATGCAGGAGACAGGAGAAGTTGCTGCGGCTGAAAGGATTGCTGCCCCACCTACCCTGTCTGAAGTTGCTTATACTCCAGAATACCAAAGGGCGGGTGAGTTAGGTGAGCTTGGAAGGGTACAGGCTGCACCGCAGTTTGCTGAACTCGGAACAACTGGCCCCACACTTGAAGGCGCAGAAGAGATGGCTGCACTGGAAAGGACTCAAGCCGCGCCGAGTCTGGAGAGGTTGCAGGGTATTCCAGAAATACAAGCTGACCCTACCTCCCTTGCCGGAAGAAGGTTTGCCGAGCAACAGTTTATTGATCGCGCACAGGATGGTCGCACATCACGACTAATGGCCGAGGAAGCAAGAAGGGTTGCCAGAGGCAGAGCAGCAGCAACCGGAAACATTTTTGGAGGCGGGGCAGTATTGGAAGAGGCTCGCGCAGTAAGGCAAGCTGAAGATGCAGGGCAACGTCAGGCTTTATCTGACTTAATTGGATTCCTGCAATCAGGGCAAAGTGCTGGAGATTATGAATCTCGCCTTGCCCAACAGAATCTAGCCAACCGCCTAATGGGCATCCAGCAGAGAACAGGAGCGGAGCAAGCAGAGTTTGGTATGGGACAGCAGGTTACAGAACAGCGTAATGTTGCTGCAATGCAGGAACGCGCTGACGAACTGGCCGCGCTTGGGCAGCGCAATCAAGCTGAACAACAGGAGTTCCAAAACTTACAAGCCGCACTTGACCAGCAGAACCAAGTAAGAGCGCAGCAATTCGCGGTGGATATGCAAGCTCAAGAGTTCAACACGCAACAAAGAATGCGTGAACGGGCAGATGAATTGGCAGCTATGGCTCAACGTAATCAGGCTGAAGAGTCCGAATACCAGAACTTGCTTCAGGGTTTGCAGCAGCAACAGAACGCCAGAACCGCAGGGTTCGGTATGCAACAGCAAGCTGTTGGGCAAAGGAATCAAGCTGCCGAAGCAGACTTTGCTAAACAACAATCGGCATTGGCGCAACGTAATCAAGCCAGACAACAATCCTTTGCTAATGCGATGCAAAGGACTGCTACGCAGCAACAAATGCAACAACAGCAGATGGCTAACTTGCAAAGCTTTAGTGGGTTAGCCCCTGTCAGTCAGCAGTTTGGTGGAATGGCTGGAGCGGGACAGGGTATGCAAACCACATTTAACCCAATCCAGTATCAACCGTCCAGCGCAGCGCAAATGATGCAGGGGCAACAGCAGTTGCAGGGCAACCTGTTTGGCACTCAATCACAGAACTGGGCGACACAAGCACAGATTGCTGCTCAACCGAGTGGATTTGGTCAGATACTAGGAACAGTAGCTGGAGGTTTTGCTGGAGGTGTGGGAGAGAAAGCCGGAGCAAAATGGTTTGGTGATAAATAAAACACAGGAGAATAAATTATGGCAAACTTTTGGGCAGGAGTAGGACAGGGCTTTTCACAAGGCTTTGAAAAGTCTTGGGACGCTTCAGCGAGACGCAGGGAGCGCAGGGAAGACAGAGAGCAAGCGTTGAAAGACAGGCAAGCCATCTGGGATAGAGAGAATGCAAGACGTGAGGAGGAGACGAGAGGGGAGATTGCAGCGTTATTAGGGGCAGAAGACTTGCCGTTAGGGGGAGGTGCAGACTATGTGCCAACAGATTTAGAAAGACGAATGCACAGCATTTCTCAAGCTAAAGCTCAACGCCTAATACGAGAAAAGGAGGAAAAAAGGATGCGTGATGCAGAGGCCATTGCCGCTGGTCAAGGCGCGGTTATTCCTCCGGTGGGAGTTCGCGCACCAGGAATGACTCCAGCAGACATTTTAAGATTGGGAGCAGAGCAAGAGAAAGCTGATAAAATTGCCGAGGATATAAGGAGAAATCAAGCGGCTATAGATTTAGAAAAAAGCAGACTTAATTTAGAAACAGGAGCAGAAACAGTAAAAGGCTTGAACGAAATAAAGAATGAAATAGCAGAGTTTGAGGGCCGTTTAGGAATTACAACGGGGGCAACACCCAGTGAAGGTTTGCAGATACCGACAGGCGGCGAGCAAGACATACGGAGGTATCACGGACAACTTAAAGAACAAGTTGAGGATTTGGATGCTATGCGTCCAACATTCCAAGCCCCAACAAAACCAACTCAAGATGACAGGGATAACGAAACACTACAAGATTTAGGCGAAGAGTTTGATACAGCCACGCCTGAACGACAGCTTCAAATTATCCGACAAGGACAGTTAATATTTTCTACAAGGCAAGACCCAATGCCTACGACTGAAGCAGTACGATCTTTCTTTGAATCCGGAAAACCTCCAGAGCAAGGAGAACCAGTTATACCTTTTAAAGAAACAGCAGAGGAAAGAGCGCAAAGGGAAAAACGGTTGTCCATGCTGAAAAACATGGATGACTTACTCCAAATCGCTGAAAAACAAGATTGGACGGGGTTGATACCTGGGTTGAAGTCTGAATTTTTTGATAAGATTCTACCCGCCGCAGGGTTAGATAAGTTCGCCAACATAAAGAGGTTAAAATACAGAAGTAAACTTGGGGCTAATGCTTACGCCATAGCTAGAGAGTTGCTGGATGAAAGCCGAATGACAGATGCAGACTTCCAGCATTTGCGGCGGTACACTCCAGAAGAGTGGATGGAGAAACCGGAGGTTTTGGCTAAACTACGTTCCTTAAATGAATTGGTTCGTGCCAAGTTGATGATTCAGGATAAAAGAGCGGGTAAAGCCCCACTCTTTTCCCTTTCTCCGGTTGAGTTTTTTAACCAGATGGATGTGCCAAACGAAAAGTTTAGCGGTGCAATCACAGTGCCTTCAGAGATTGCTCCAGCGGTTATTAGAAACTCACTAAACTTTCGGTACATTAACGGAAACGAAAGGTCTCCTGTTACTGCAAAATACATACAGGAATTATATAAAGATAATAAATTAAGCAGAGATAACGCAGCTTTATGGATTCATCAGTTGGGACTTAAATATAAATAAAAATGGCTCAAGATACTTTAACTAAAGAAAAGCAGCAGGATATATATGATTTCCTTGATCGGGGAAGTTCGCCCTCACGCGCAAACCTACTGAAGCAAGAGGCTCAAAAAACTGAACCTCTTACCACTCCAGAATCTATAGAGGCATTGGATGATGAGGATTTTCTGAAAAAAGTTCCCAGAATACCAAGGTCATACGATTTCCTTCTTCACTTTGGGGCAGATAAAATAGACAAACAAAATATATTATCACAAGTAAAGTATGGGGAGGATAATGTATTTTATAGTCCTAAACATGAAACGTTTATTGTAAGGGAACTAGATAAAGACACGGGAAAAGTTAAATACTTTCGTTCAGATGAAAAAGGGGTGACTTGGAGGGACTTTGAAGATGTTGCAATGGGCATCCCAGCCTTTACTCCTGAAATACTCACATCTATTGCCATAGCGTCAAAAATGCAAGCCGCCCGACCTCAACTGCCACAAACATGGGCTGGGTCTGCTGCCTTATTCGGGTTAAGCACCTTGGCAGGGGAAGTAGCAGGTGGGTTAAAGGACGCATCTATTAGACACTTTGGCCTAAAAACAGACCCCCGAACCAAAGAGATTGTCGGAAGACGAACCTTGAACACGCTTCTTGGTACGGTTGGGGGAATGGGGATAAACAGGGCTTTAAACATAAAGGCATTGGGAGGTTCAGGGAAGATGCCTTGGAAGGGGGCAACAGATAAAGAGAAGGCGTTGCTCAAGACACTTGGGCCAGACGAGTTAGCCACTCATAAACAATTAATGTCCCGTGAGGGAGTAGAAGCCCAGAAGAGATTGCAGGGGGCTGGATACCAAGTAGACCTTACTGCGGGAATGAAGACGCAAGACAAGGGCTTGGCAACCCTTGAAAGATTAACCGCAAAACACAGTGAGCGGGTTCCAGGTATTGAAAGACCGATTGAGAAAGTGAGGGAGACTCACCAGCGTGCAGGTCAAAAGATGCAAAAAGACCTCACTAAAGGAGGGGTGGATTACGAGAAGATAGGGCAAACTGCAAAAGCTGTTATTAGTAAAGAGGAGGAGGCGTTAAGGCGAGCGGCGCAAGCCGATGCAACTGCCGCTGCGGCTGAAGTGGGAGAGCAAGCGTCCGAGCTTGGGATTCAGAATATGCCTAAAGGCTACCAACCTTCAGAAGCAGGGGCGGGGTTGCGTGAGCAACTCTCTACGAGAGCCGAGGCTATGGCTGACGAAGTTTCTACGCTTTACAATGCGGTTGAAGATAAATTAGCCGAAAAAGGTGTAACTAATTTTGTCAAAGGCAATAACCTTGAAGAAGCTATTCTAAAATGGAGACAAAGCCTCCCATCTAAAGACGTATTAGAGACAATAGAAACCCCTGCTAGTAAAATTTTGAAAGCAGAAGGAGGAGGAATTGTCCCTGCAACTCCCGCTGCTAAAGATGTTATTAAAAAAGAGGTTTCCCTTGGGGTTTATGATGATGCAAGCAAGGTGGCAGATGATTGGCTTGCTATGGCTCAAAAAGAAGGTGGGCAAACTTTATCACAAGCCCAAATGAACATAAGAGCCATAGGGGAAAAGCTCCGTGCCGGAAGTTCCGAAACAGGATCAACTCCAATAGATAAACAAGCGTTAAATAAGTTTTTGCGAGCAGCAAAGCAGGACTTGAAAGAGTCCTTCCATGCTCTCAAGATAAAAGATGCAAAACTCTCAACGATGTGGGACGAGGCAAACGCAGCCCACCGACTAAAAGTTGAAGCGTTAAATTCCTCACCTTTCTTTCAGAAAGCCTTAAAAACCGGAAGACAAGGGGGGGCTGAAGTAAACCCACGGACATTAATTTCAGACCTTGCTTCTGGAAAAGGAAACACTGGTGACTTGCGTCTGGTTAAAGAAATGATCTTAAAAGACCCTGACGGGGTAGCAAGCTGGAACCAGTTAAGGGGTGCGGTTGTAGATGATTTAATTGGAAAACCAATCACCATTTACAGGTCACTAGAAGAACCTTTAACGCTTTCTTCAGGTAAAATCATCCCCAAAGGTCAGTCAGTTGAGGTGGTCGATATGGACAAGCTCGCCAAGCAAATGGCAAGGTTGGATGATGAATTTTTGCGCGAACTCTTTTCTGATCCTTCAGGCAAGAAAGTGGCCAGTATAAAGGGGATGCTTAAAGATTGGGAGGTTATTTCCAAATCCAAAGGCAATGTGGGATTATCTAATGGAATGGATAAAGGCACATTAGATGACATCTGGCGTGAGCTTGACTCCACAAAGAACGTGTCAGCCGCCAGAAAGCGATTTAAGGACGCTATAAGAGCCGAGTATAAAAGGCGCGATGAATACATAGATTTGATTGGGAAAAACTGGAGGAACAATGACTATGAACTGATTGCCTCAAACCCAGAGCAGTTTGTAGATGAAATACTTCTTTCAAATAAACCATCCCATCAAAGATTAGGACGGGAAGTTTTCGCTAAACTTCCCCAAGATGTGCAAGACCAAGTTAGGAGTGGGATTGTAGACAGGATATTCATTAATTCATACGCCACTCTTGCTAATCCAGCATCTAGAACAAAAGCTGGCGGGCTAATAGAAGGTAAAAAGTTTGTAGAAAATGTTTATGGCGATGAAGGAAGAAGAAAAGTTATTCGGGAGATGCTTGGCGAAGACACTGCCAATTTATTAGATGATCTGGCGGTTATATTTAAGACAGATGAATCTTATAGGGAGTTAACAGGGCAAGCTGGAGGGTTTTCCGTTGAAACGCAAATGGCGTCAGGAGATATTAAAGGTTTATTATCCACTGCTGGGGTAGCACGGGCGTTATTCCTGCGTCCGATTCAAAAGCTCATCAGCGCAGGGGCCGGAAACCGAACGAGGCTTGAACAGCTTTATGCGATTAAATATGGAGTCCAAAGCCCTTGGCTTAAAAAGAAAATGAAAATGTCTGCTGCATTAGGTTTAGTGGGCGGCGAGAAAGCAGCAGAAGAAATATTGGAATTATCTAATTTAATGTTTGAAGCTGGGTTAGAAGCTAAAAATCAAGGAATAGACAGTAGCCTTATTGGGGGAGGAGAAACCCCCTCCCGTGAAGATATTGAGAAATGGTTGGACGAACAGAAAGACTAATCCCGACCAATAATGAACCTACACATATCCACAAAAGTCCTCTCCTTGGCCTTGGGACGCGCTTTGCGCTCTATCTGGAGCACAGCGTCCTCTACAGCCCTACGGACGAATGTAGAGCGTGTCATGCCGCATCTCTTGGCTATATCGGCAAATTGCTCGGCTTCCTTGGTGTTTAGACGCAGTGAAATGAATACGTCTTGGACTTCTGATTTTTTAATGCGGGGGCGACCCCTTTTAGCCTTGGCTTTCATAGGTAAGGAACTTACTGACAATGTGACACAATAAACAAGTAAAATCTTTCGGGTGGAGGGATTATATCAAAGCAAAATGGGAAAAATTTGTAGCGTTCGGTGACGCTCATGGGGATATGGCTTGCCGAGAGTCCATTGCGGCTCTTGAAAGGCATATCAAGGACTTCAAGCCGGATCACCGCATCTGTCTGGGCGATATGTTTGACCTACGCGCATTACGCAAGGGTATAGGGCGTGAGGAAAGCGATGCCTACGACGATTTGGTTAGCGACATGACCGCTGGCTATATGTGGCTGGATCGTCTCAAACCAACAGTATTTCTAAATGGGAACCATGAACATAGATTATACCGCGTTGCGGAAGAGGCAGCGAACGGCCTCGTTCGCGAGTACGCCAAAGATGGGGTTAAAAAATTGGAAACGCATTTACGCAAAATGGGCTGCAAAGTCTATCCGTACCATTACGACAAGGGAGTCCACGCTATCGGAAAAGTCAGGTTCGTCCACGGATACGTAGCCAGCGTTCATGCTGTTAAGCATACAACTGAAGTGTATTCTCCTCCTGGGGGTGCAACCGTGATGGGACACCTCCACCGAATAGAGGCCGTACACGCCGTCCGTCACGGAGGCGCACAGGGATATAGCGGTGGTTGCCTCGCGTCGATCCCTGCGCTGACGTATGCTTCCCTTCGCCATGCAACCATGCGTTGGGCCAACGGATGGCTGTATGGCCTCATTAACACAGCCAAGGGAGCGGGAGGAGGTTTCAAAATATGGCAGGCGGAAAAGATAGACGATGTGTGGATGCATCCCTAGCGTCCCGCGATAAGGAATTAGCGGCTTGGGCGAGAGCAATGGCCGATGCCAGAGACGGGCTAGATAAGGTTCCTGACGGGTGGTACGACAGCGATGTCATGGCAGAGAGGTTGGGCATGAGCAGGGGTTCCATGACCCCTCACTTACGGAGGCTAATTGAGCAAGGCAAGGCAGAGAAAAAGACTTTCTATATTTCAAGAGGAAAAGACGGGCGGCGATACAAAAAGAACCATTACAGATTGCTTTGAAAAGGATACCTAAAAGTTACATCAATAGGCGTTGCTCCATTACTTGGGACGATCCCACTGGGCACATCGGCTCGGAGCTTTCGGAAGTGGGTTTAGCGGAGTGTACTTCGGAGGGAATTTTAGTTGCAATGGACGATGAGAAATTGATTTTGCAAACGAGTATTTACACTGGGTCAAAGTGCGGTGACTACACTTGCATTCATATTGGCCTAGTGAAAAACTGCCTACTTCTGGAGCCTAGTGGAATTAAAAGGAGCGGCAAAAAATGATAAGTGTTCTCGTTTTCCCGCAATTTCAGAGCTTTAAAGAACACTCGTTTACTTTAGCAAACTAGCGCATTCAACCACTCTGCCACCTCTCCGTTATTAATTATAGCCCTGTTTTTGTGGGCTTAAAATGCTATTTACAAGGGGGATACCCTTGTTGTATAAAATCCCTCTACTGGCGGGAAATGGAGCCGATTGGATAGATTTATCAGTCAAACTGATCGGCAC